CACCATCGATTCGACCAGATGGCCGGTGACGCCACCCTGATGCATCTCGCCCGTGTCGCGGAACTCAAGGACGAAATCGTAGGCCGCCTTCTCCAGTTCCTCGGGCGGGATCGCATCCTTCTGTAGATCATAGACGATGTGGCCGCCTTCACCTACCGACGTTGACTTGGCGACAGAGATGTTCGCGAACCCAAACACAAGCTGCTCCGAGTCCACCAACTTGCTTATTGTAAACCCGTTGGACACTAGACGCCTCCCCTCGGGTACCGTAGCAGGTAGGCAACGAGCGAACTCGCTATTTGAGGGTCGTCGCGTAGGTAGCCGACCGCTGCGTTGCACCGGCTACACAGCAGCCCCCTTATCTCGGTTGTCGCGTGGTCGTGATCGATACTGAGGCGGTTCACTTTTCCGTTGCAGGTGTGCGTCTCAGGCTGGTAACAGATGGCACACAGACCATTCTGCTCCTTGAACATTGCATCATAGTCCTCCGTGCTGATACCATACTCGCGTATGTACCGGCAGTTCCGGTTGGTAGCTAGTACAGCATCCTTCTGCTCCCGATACCTGCGTGCATTACGCACCCGATACGACTCTGCGTCGTTACGATAGTACCGTTTGGCACGCAGATTCTTGGCCGCCATCTGTTGGGCGGTCATCGGAATCTTAGGTAACGGCGGCAGAGTCGGACGGGAGGCCACGCCCGGATTCTAGGCCCCCGGGCGCGGCGGGCGGGGTGCGTGATCAGCCGTGATCTATCTCGCCCCGGAGCCGTGGGGGCACGGGCGGGCGGTATCCCTCGGTCCGATCCACCGCCCGGATCCGGCGCAGACGTGCGATCTCGGACCGTGGGATCCTAACTAGCGTGGGCCCAACCCTGTATGCGAGGATGCGGTGCTGTCGAATCCAGCGCTTGATGGTGACCACACTAACACCGAGAATCTCGGCGGCCTGAAGCGGCGGGATCGCTTCGGGTAGCGGCCTATTCGAGATCTTCGCCGTCAACCACGCCCTCGGCATTAGAATCGTCCATGGCGTCGGTCAGGCTCTCGCTGAACGGCTTGCTGGCCTTCAGGTCGGCATCGGTGACGATCATCGGGCCGCCCGCCAGATGGGCCGGGACTTGAAGCGGCGCACCGACGCCGCCCCGGGACTTGCGGGTGCGGCGCAACATCTCGAGCACGGTCAGCGTCTCCTGTTGCTCCTTCACCTTCTCGAAGGTGAGGAACTCGCGGAGCCGGTCGCGCTCGGCGGCCACCTTGTCCGAGTGGATGATCTTGCCCTTGTCAGTTGCCATTGATGCTCTCCACCAGCGTGTGCACGCTATCATCATCCATCGAGTCCACGAGGGTAATGGCTTCGTGGCGGTCGATGCCCTGCGCGATCAGGGCTTCGACCGCCCTCGCCCGGACGTTAGTAGCCGCAACCGGCTTGACCGCATCGGAGCGGCGGATGCGTTTCATTTTGCGCGGGCCGACCAGCACCCAATCGATGTGCCCGTGCCTGATCCATGAGCGGACCACGGACTGATCGACCCGGTACTGCTCGGCGAACGCCTGCACGGTCATCAGGTCGCCGCTGCTATCCTCTCTCATTGTGCCCTCGTCTTGCTTTCATGGAATTCAAGCCGATCGACCAGCTGCTTCATCGCGAAGGCGCAATTGAGCAGCAGGACCTTGTTCGGGTTGTCGCTGCCCATCTTGCTGGCCGTCTCGTTGCAGTGTCGGATCAGGTCGGCCACGGAGATAGTGCGCTGGGTGCCGCACTTGTGCAGCGCTGGGTCGGCGACCATCTGCCCGCACTTCGAACAGGACTCCACCTAGCCCACCCTCAGGGCCGCTGGTCCGTAGGTCACGGCGGTGATCACGGCTGACATGACCCCCGGCGCGAAGCTCTCGAATACATCACCCATCTTGGTAACATTGTCCAGCTCCCGGTGCCACTCGATCTTCTGGATTATAGCGACCGGTCGGCCTAGATGGTCGAACAGCATCTCTCCCGGCCGGATCTGAGCCGGGGGCGGGACCGGGTTCGCAGTCAATGGCGCATTCTTCTGTACCGTGGATACGAAGGCCGCGATGTCGTTCTGTTCCGCCGCAAGGACGATGCCGCCCGCCGTGAGCCCACCAAACGTTCCGATCAGGAAGTTGCGTCTATCCATGTCTACCCCTCAGATGGCTGTCAGTGTTGATGGTGAACCGGTGGTGGTGCCCGGCGCGTCCACCGGAGCGTTGCTCGATCCCGACTGTCCCTCGGCCGCATCGCCGATGCCGCCACCCGGCTCAATGCCCTCGGCGGTCGCTTTCTCAATGAAGGGCAGCTTGGCCGCCGCCATGATTGCCCGCTGCGCATCGTCCCCGGCCAGCGGGTTGAACCCGGTACCGGCCACCTTGGAGATGAAGTCGCCCAGCTCCTGTAGATTGACGCTCTCAACCTCGCCGTGCTCCATGGTGGGAGCCAGCTCCATCGGGATGCCGTTGAATCGAAGCAGCGCAGGTACGGCCCGGCGATTGACGACCGCACCGGCCGTATCGAGGAAGCTGGACAGGGCAGCGGTAAAGAGCGAGATCTTGGTCGCGGCCAGCGCTTTCGACCCGACCGCCTCATGCCCTAGCATGATGAAGTCGGCCATCATCGACATCGCGATCCGCTGGTCGTATCTGCTGATGATTGCGTTGGTATCGAAGCTACGGCGTGAGCCGGTGGATACCAGCTCGAAGCTGGCCCACCACGGCAGCACCATCCCCTCCTGTTCGTCGCGACGGACGCTGCGGACCATCTGCTTGAGGCTCGCCAGCAGGGTCACCATCGCGGGATCCTTGGGATTCCAGATATCGGGGACGGCTAGACCGTTAGCCATATCCGGCTTCTCAATCTGGATCTTCGGATAGCCCGCCAGATCGCGCTCGATCCCGATCCCCTCGAACACCTGTAGGTTCTTCTTCAGGTAGTAGCTGGTCCACGCATTGCGAAGGACGGAGCGCCCCTCCGGATTGTTCTTGCTCACCTGAGTGCGAAACAGGAGCGATTTGGTCAGCGGGACGCGCCGAATCTTGTAGTCGGGCGGGGCCATCTGCTGCATCACGGTGGCATTCGAGTCCTCGTCGAACTCCCCCATGAAGAGCGTTTCCTGCGAACGAAGCGACCACGAGCGGAAGCCAATCTGCCCATCGGTGAATCGGCTGGGGCTGAACTCGCTATCGACGAGGGTGCCGACGCCTTCCGGCGACCGATTCTCGCCGGTCGGATCGGGGTACAGCTGGGTGTCCCCCATTCCCAACCGCCGCTTCATCCGGAATTCCATCAGCGCCCAGCCGAACGGCAGCATGGTCAGGATTTCGGACAGGGTATCGGGCCACGTCGATTCCATGTCATCGAAGATGGCGCCGCCGCACATCGCGGCGACCTTCTGGGCCTCCTGACTGGAGTTGGCCGGTTTGAACTTGAAGCTGACCTTGCGGCACAGGTGCATCGCCGCGAACATGATCGCTCCGACGATGGGGTCGTTGTCGTACATCTCGCGGTAGCTCTTCATCCCTTGCGGGCCCTGTAGCTCCCTAAGGAATTCCTCGTAGACCCGGCTGACGGCACCGTACCGGGCAAGGCCGGAGATGCCGTAGCTGTCGAACTCGGGCGTCGCGGACGGTTCCGCGTCAGGGGATGGCGGCCCGGTGACGGCCCGGCCCTCGGTGGCGGCACGGTCGTTAGCCGAGGGACCCCGCTTGCTGGTGGGACGCTTTGCCATTTACTGTCTCCATATCGACTTGGACCGGCCGCCCACTGGCGGCGAGTAGCCCCAAATCGATTGTTCGCCGCCTAGGTCGCTGGAGTCGAAATTGAACCAGCGGCTCTCCTGAGGGACCGAATCGGGTTCGCCCAACACTTCACCGTCGCCGCCAATGAACAGAATGGCCTGCGACGTCGCATCCGCATAGTCGTCCTTCTTCGCCTTGGGGAATGCACAGATCTCGTACACGTACTCTTTGACCCACGGCGCAATCGACTCGTGCGGCAGGTAGATGTTGCCTGCCCTGAACCGCCACGAGGCCGAGCGCAGCCGCGATTCCTTGTTCGCGTTCCCCGGTTCATATGCCATCATCCCGGCAATCCGGTGCTGCAAGGTTGAGATCACAGCCGAGCCGTTGGCTTTGTCCTCCACCAGCTTGATCTTGATGAACGGGTAGATGCCCGGGTAGGGTGCCCTGTCCGGATCGAGCGACCGGCCGCCGACGAACTCGGCCACTGCATCGATGGTATCGGGGAAGTTCATCCGCTTATGGATACAGATAGGCATCAGGTAGATGTCCGCACCGAACATCGCCCAGCCGAGCCCGGCCACGAAGTCGGTGTCCTTGTGGTCCTTGAAGCTGCAGTCGAGCGATAGCATCGGCGTTACTTGGTGCGTCGATTTCTGCCAGTCGGGGATCGGCGGCTGTCCCGGTCCGCCGTAGTAGCGCAACCATTGGGCTTGAATGATTGAACCCTTAGGGGGTGCCGGGTTCTGTCCGTGCTGCGCCGCGTACTGGTAGTCGCCAAGGTCGATTTTCGCTTGCTCGTTTTCTTTCGGGCCGAACCGTGCTGGGTTGAGAAGTTCGCCTTCCTCGGTACGGGGATCCTCCCAACTGTGCTGTTCTCCGGTCGCATGGACGGTCCATCCGGTGCGACAACGCTGGCCCCCCGCAAAACCAAACTCAGTAGGTAGGTTGAGATGGGTATAGCCGCCTTTTTCGATGATGTCACCGGCTACATCTCCCTCGTGGGTACGCTGCTGGATTACGATGCGGGCCGATATCGAGCTGTTGCGCCGGGTGGACATCACGATGTTCC